GTCTTTATTGATCTGATATCGCCTTTCCAGTATGAGTTAAGTTTACTTCTAAATAAAGTAAATGACTCTGGTATAGCTTCTATCATACCGTTTACGGATGCAAGGCTGGCTCTTACGTCAGCTACGTTGCCATCAAACGGCAGTCTTAACACTGCACCTAGACTCTGAGCTAGTGGACGTAAGAATGTTGCAGTAGATGTACCCATGATTGCTCGAATAGGTGTTTTAGGGCCAGATAGTATACTGTGTGACATTACACCTTCTAGCTCACGTATCATTGAACCTGTACGATTTGTTCCACCTTCTTCCAAAGCACCACCAAGAATAGTTTTGCGTGCCCAGTTATCAAAGTCATCTAATGTATTTACATTCTCCATCATAGAAAATGCTTCATACAAAGCGTTGAGCATGTTATCGTCTTTATCATCCTTAGCTATTTTTAGTATCGACATAATAGAGTCTTTAGCATCTTCCATAGAAGCTTGTGTTGCTTCTTCTACAGTTTTCTTGCTTTTCTTGCCAAGACCTAGTTCTCTAAATGAGTCTGATTTTACAAATCTAGCTTTCTTTGTTTCATATAATGCAGTAAGCATAGTATCTACAAGCTGTTTGGCTGGGCCATCTATGTCTTGTATATCTACAATATCTGCAATCTCTCGACCAGCTACGCCTAAATCACGTACCTGTTTAAGAAGCGAGCCTACTACGAGGTCAGCAATCACTACGTTTTTAGATGTCCATACGTCGATACCATCAACTGTGTCTGGTCTAGCTTCTAGTAACTCTTTAAGATACTGCTGTGGTGACATTTCTAGAGCATTTCTACCTTGTGTAATACGTTGATGACCTTCGATAGCTTCTCTAAATTTAGCTACTAATGCTTTTCTATCACCTTTTGCTGCATCAAGTTCTTTTGCAAACTTCTCGCTACTCATCAAACCCTTCATAATTCGTTCGACCGTAGCGTCGTCTGTACCGCCTTCTAAGGCTATTCTTTCTCGTTCTATGGGCGTTGTAACACTACCAGTAGAACCCTCCTCTGAGCCCCATTGAGTACGTGTTTTTGACAACTGCTCACGAGCTGTCTGTGGATCTACTTCTGATATGTGTGCTCCTTGGTGTGGTTGAGATATAGGTGCATTTTTATCTGCTCTAAACTCTTCTTCACCTTTACGAAGCTGTGCTATACCAGCCTGTACTGTTTGATTTTCTAAACTTTTATTACGTTTGGTTATCTGTTCGATAACTTTGTCGCTACCTTTCTTCAATGTGTATGCAAACCCGTCAAAGACTAGGCCTATGCCCATACCTTCAACGATGTTTTTCAGCTTCATTACAACCGGATGGTCAGTATCTTTTGTAGATATTGGCGTATCTATCCAACCATACCTGTCACGCAATGCACCCAAAGCGTTCTGCTCATCTGACTCTTTAGATATAAGATCGGACACGGCACCTACGGCAGCACCTCTAACTAAGTTGCCTTTGGTTAGTGCGAGTAAACCAGCTGGTATTGTGACGACTCCGGTAGCTGCGGCAGCCTTAGCTGCTGCAACTGTACCAAGTGCAAGTGTACCAAAATGTACCAAACCACGTAGCTGTTTACCCCACCATGTTTTTGTTTCGATTGGGTTATCGTACCCACCGAACGGACTCCAATCTGGTCTATATGTACCAGTTTCTCGTCGTTGTTCTTGCATTTCTCCAGACAACGCATCTATTGTACGCTCTGGAAACGTAGCGATAGACGATGCTGTATCTTGAATACCACCAGACAATATAGATTGTCCTTCTCGTATGAGTGCCTTAGCACCCCAGTTTTCTTCATTTCTAGGATCGTCTTGTACTTCTTGAGCAACCCTTTCATTTGTTTCTAACTGTGCCTGTGCAGCTTCTCGTGCATCCTCTCTTCGCTCGTACTCATCTGTAGCCTGTTCTGCGAGATCCGCTACGTAATCAGCGTAATCCTCATCAACTTCGACTTCAGGGTTCGAGTAGTTTGAGTCTGTCATCTTCTAAGTTTTCTTTGTTTAGCTCTGTTTCTTTCATAGTTTGCTATTTCACTTTCTATACCTAAAACCACACCAGCTGTAAGATTTTGAAACTGGTTCATAGGCATCTGTCGTAAATTAGGAAACAAGTCCAAAACAGCATTTTGTTCTGCTGGAGTTAGTGGAACTAGCCTGTCCCATCTACCCTCAGCTTCATCGCCTGCAAAGACAGTCTGTTCACCACCTTTCTTGGCTTGTATAATAGCACCTCTAATGCTATTTGTTCTGTTAGCTCGTTGTCTTACCAGTTCTAATACTAAGAAACTTTGTGCTTCTTCGTTAAATTGTGTTTCAAGATAACTAGTAGGTAAAAACTTAACTGCATCTTTTAATTCTTGTGCACTGAATCCGTAGATTCCAAAGTTACTAGCACCTCTTTTAGCAAATGTTAAAACTTGACCAACAGTAAGATCATCAGCATTTGTTTTTCTTGGCCCTGTAGCAGAGTCAAATGTACCCGGCTGGTTGCCTGTCTGAAAACCTTTTAGTATTTTTTGTGCTTTTTCTGGATCTTGTAAAGCACTGTAAGTTTTTGTAAGATGAGGTTTGACTTCTAAAGTATTAAGTTCTTCTAAGTTAAGATCAAATTGTGGATCTACTAAAACTCCATCTTTGTTTATGAAAGGCATTTGTTTGATAAGACCCCTATCGGTCAAACCGCCTGTTGCATTGAGCCTGTTGTATGCGTATTGTCTAGCACTAATTTTAGTACCTCTAACAACACCACCAAAATACTCTGGAAATGGATATATTTCTGGATTAATTAAATGCCTCTTATAGTCAGCTAGAGCTTGCTTTTCATATAAAGATACAAACTCACCTTGATATTGTACCTTACCTACATCAGATTGTAGTAATTTAGCATCTGCTGCTATATCTGTTGGTGTTGCTCTTTCTCCTCTTCGTTTTTCAATCTCAGCTCCTGTGTACTGACCAGCAAGTAAACCAGTTTTTATGTCGTTGTAGACATTGCTTACTGCTTTATCAAAGTCAACACCAAGCTCTGTTAATTTATTGACTTCAAAAGCAAGTGCACCTTGAGCTCTTTCTACTTCTCTCTGATTGAATGGTGTAAATAAATCTTTACCTACTTGTGCTATATAAGAGTTTTTTAGATCATCGTTGAATGTCTGTAAAGGATCTCCTTGACCAGCTCTACCATACTCTCCACCATTTGTAATACCACGACTACTTACCTGTAGACTTCTAACATCTACGTTAGGATACTTAGCATCTAACTCAAGCAGTTTCTTTTCTAAGATAGGATCAGGTATACCATCAGGAAACTCTACATCTAGTTCATCAAGCTCAGTCTGTGCTTTAGATTTTGCAGCTCTATCACGACGTATCTGTTGTTCAGTTAGTCTACTTTCAACTTTCTGTATAAGTGAGTATTTAGCATCTTTGTCTTTGAACTTACCTTCTGCGTATGTAACTCTAGTATTAAGTGCATAGCTGGGTATATATAAAGCGTCATTATAAAGATAATCAAGATGATGTAGTTCGAGTCTATTTTGCTCTTGACCTACCTCATCAGCAACTTCAGAGTATAAATAGTTTACAGCTTCTCGTGGTGTAGCAAAGTTTTTTGTGGTTTGTATAGTTTCAACTAGAGTTTGTACATCAATATCAACAGCAGCACCTTGCTTATAAGGAGCAAGTGTGTCAACAATGATGTTTCTTAACTTTTCATCTCTGTTAGTTTCATAGTTTCTATTAGCTTGAGACTTCCAGCTTTGTATATTATTATCTCTTCTTTTCTTTATATCTGGATATATTGTATTATAGAAAGCCTTTCTAAACTGTCTGCTATTAGTGTCAATACCAGCTCTCTGAGCTCTATCAAGCATAGCTGTAATCATAAGCTCGTCAGCAGCATTGTGTAACTCTATAAACTCTTGTGAATCAGTAATATCTTTACCGCCATTTTCGTTTATAAACTGTTGCCTAGCACCATAATAGTTGTCATTGAGCTCTCTTAGAATTTGTTTAAGGCTAGCATCTTCTGGTAGTGCAGCATTTCTAGTTCTTAGAAAGTTGATAGAATCTTCTGTATTTTCATTAAGTAGCTGACTGTTGAATTTAGCATCTTCTAAATTTAGCTTGCCTTCAGCATCACGAAGCGTAGCACTTGAGTTTCTATCTAAGAAGTCCATTGCTTCGTTGATTTTTTCTTGTGCTTCTTGTCTTTGCTGATATACTCGTATGGCTTGGCCAGCTGACTGAGAGAAACTTGCCAAAGCCTGTAGGTTCTGTAAAGGTGTCTCTGCAATCAGTTTTTGTATTTCAGCCATCTCGCCATAAAATCGACGAGTATCTTCTTGATTTCCAGTAATCTGGTTATTGACCTCATTAGTTAGGTCAGCTTCAGTAGCAGCATAGTTATCTATACCGTAGCCGGGTATCTTGTCCCGTTCTCTACCTACTATGGTTCCGAATGATGATGTCATAATTATTGTGGCCCGAATCCGAAGTTTTTACCAAATATGTTTGTACCACCAAAGCCACTGTAGATACTTGCTACACTGCTTGCTATCTGTAGAGCACCACCTAATCTGTTTGTAGGAGGCATCATCACAGGTGCACCGTATGCAGCTGGTATACCTAAAGCTTCTCGACCTTGAGCTTGTTTTTGTTGGAATCTACGTAAAGCACCTTCTTGAGCGTACGCCATATTACGACGTAAGACATTATCTATAACGGATTCTACTTCTGACTGTGCTGCAAGTAATCCTTGATAGTTAGCAACACCAAATCTTCTGGATCTACCACCCTCATTGACTGTACCTTTTGACCTAAAATAACGACGAGCAGCGTTTTCTAGTTGTTGTCTACCCTTACCTTGAGCAGCAAGAGCACTTGCATAAGCATCACTTTGATCTCGTGATAAACCTATGACATTTCTATTCTGTGCTCTTTCGAGCTGGGTTTCTTTGTTGAAGAACTTGAGTCCTTCTTGTGCAAATACAGCATCTTTTTCGGCAGCTCTATGTCTAGCTGCTGCTCTTGCCGCTGCATTAGCATCT